ATCTTCAGACAACACAGTTTGTACTTCTACAAATTTTAAAAACTATATTTCAGAAAAATCTATAAAAAAATTAAAAAATAAACTATGTATAATATTTTAGATGACATAAAGTCAAAGAATCCAGATTTAGATAGTAGAATTTTGGAGTTTTTGAATTATGTTATATATGAAATTGAATTGAATGACAATTATAGTAAGATAATTTTGAATATGCTTATACCGCAGTTGATTATTTACTATAAAGCGCTTGATGTAATTAAGACAAATAAAGAAGTTTCTCATAAAGATGACTATAGTAGAATATCTAAGTCACCAGAGATTGCTGTCATGCAGAAAGCAAATGATCAGATTTTGAATTTGCTTGATAAGTTGGCAATAAGTCCGATGGAGAAAGCAAAGATAAAGAGAATAAATAAAGATGATGGAGATTCTGCTAATGAGTTGTTAGCAAATCTTATGGCATAATGACTAGTATTGATAAATCTAAACTATATATAAAATATGCATATGATGTAATTGAAGGTAGAGAGTTAGCAGGTAAGTTGATTAGACTTGCTTGTCAAAGATTTATAGATTGGTTTGATAGAGATGACATTACCTTTAATTATGAAGATGTAGATGCAAAGATTAGATTCATATCAAAGTTCAAGTTGACAGAGTCTCCATTTACAGGACAACCATTCAATTTACTTCCATATCAGCAATGGATATTTGCTAACATATTTGGATTTTATTATGCAGGTACAGATGATAGAGTAATAAGGAATGTATTGTTATTGATGGCAAGAAAGCAAGGTAAGACTCAATTGGCAGCTGCCTTACTTCTTGCCACACTTGTAATGGATAAGCAAATATCAGTTACAGGTTATACTATTGCCAATTCATCAGAACAAGCAGGTTTAGCATTCAAGGCAATTACTGATTTATGTTCATCTGTTGATCCAAAGCAAAAGATATTCCAAAGGGGTAAGGCAAGAGTCATTAAGAATATTGAGATACCTATTACTAAGTCGCGTATAAGAGTATTGTCATCGGATACATCAAAATTAGATGGTCTAAATCCACAGATATTCATACAAGATGAAGGACATGCTGCTAAGTCAGATGACATATGGGGTGTAATGACTACAGGACAAGATGCACGTCATAATCCATTAGCTATATCTATTTCTACTACAGGATGGTTAGTAGGTGATGACTATCCGTTATATGCCCAGTGGCATGCATGCAAAAACATATTAGAAGGTGCTGTTGAAGATGACTCATGGTTTTCAGCATTATACCAATTAGATGATGATGATGATTGGAAAGACTCAACGGTATGGAAGAAGGCATGTCCATCTTTAGGTGTGACCATTCCAGTTTCAGCATTACAGACAAAGTTCAATAATGCACTTGCTAATCCATCAATGGAAGTGCAGTTCAAAACCAAACAGCTTAATATGTGGTGTCAATCTGCCCAAACATGGATTCCTAATGAGAAGATATTAGAGGTTACCCAGAAGTTTGATTATGACATATTTGACAAAGAAAGTGAATATGCAATACTTGGTGTTGATATAGCTGAACGTAGTGACCTTTGTGTAGTAACTACCTTAATCAAGCATAATGATTTATTATATTTGAAGGCACATCCATTCATTTGTCAGACAGCATATGACAATTCACAGAACAAGGAACTGTATCGTCAATGGGTAAAGCAGAAATACCTTACATTAGTACCGACAGAATCAATTGACATAGATTGGGTGATTAAGTTGATCCAGGATTTAGACACAAAAGTACCTATTGCAATAGTAGGATATGACCAATGGCATGCTAAACAGCTTTGTATTGCTTGCCAGAAGCAAGGTATTCCTATGAGGGCAGTAAAGCAAGGTATTGGTAGTTTTGGTGAACCTACATCATTACTTGAACATATGATATACTCAAAACAGGTAGTAATTGATGACAACCCAGTGATAAGATGGTGTATTCAGAATGTACTTATAAAGACAGATGAAAATGAGAACCGTAAACCTATTAAGTCATCCAGTGAACAGAAGATAGATATAGTCATTGCATTCATACAGTCAATCCGTTTGCATATGGAACTCGAAGGTATCATCGATGATACACCAATAGAAGCAGTTGCACTTTCTTAAGGTTTTGTGCAACTTTTTGTGAACTTATTTTCATTTCCATTTAAATTTTTGACATTTAAATGTTTATATTCAAATATCTAGATACAAATATAAACGTTTATAATTTTAATGGGATGGTTTTTTAACAGAGAAAAAAGAGCCAAAGATGATAATATAGTAAACCCTTGTCCTATACCACCAAAAGATGATGTCCAACCACAGGCATTATCTAATTTGTTGAAGGCGCAGAAAGGCAATCCAATGAACCTTAGCGCATTTTTTGCAGGTGTTAATCTTATATCAAACACTATTGCCACAATCAAATTGTCATTTAAAGATAATAATGATAATTTATTGAAACCAACACATTATTTATGGCATTTATTTGATTATTCTACACTTACACAATTCAATACATTTAGAAATGTAATAAAAGATGTAATACTTCATGGCAATGGATTTATCTATATTGAAAGAGATAATGAAAGTGGTAAACCAACACAATTACATTATAGTCCAGCTAATCAAACAACAATATTATATAATCCAGTTAATAATAGTGTATTCTATATGAATCCAATCTATAATGTTAGATGGACAAATGAAGATTATATACACATTTATATTAACTCTAAAGATGGTTTTGTAGGTTTACCAATAAGTTCTTATGCTTATAAGACAATTAATTTAGCAAACGCAACCGAAAAATCTGCAAATGATTATTATGCTTCTGGTTCTCAATTGTTTGGTTTGATAACAACAAACAATACTAATCCACAAGTTGGTACAAGAGAAGCTCAAATGAAGGCACTTAGGTCTTCATGGGATGAAGCACGTTCTCAATCAAATGGTACTGGTGTTATATTTGTACCACAAGATTTGAAATATGAAGCATTATCTTCAAATGCTAAAGATAGTGCTTTATTAGAAACAAGATTATTTAATGTGCAAGAAGTTGGTCGTTGGTTACAAATAAGTCCATTCTTGCTTGGAGACCTTTCACACAATGCTTATGGTTCTTTATCAGAATCACAAATGGCATTTCTATTATATACACTCAATCCATATATACATGCATTAGAACAAGAAATGAATAGAAAACTTATAATGCCAAGTAAATATGGACAAGAATATGTTGATATAGACCAAAATTCCATACTTGCAATAGATAAGGAAGCTCAATCCAACTATTTAACAAATTTAGTAAAGAATGGTTTGATAACACCTAATGAAGCACGTAAAGAATTAGGTTTATGTCAAGTAGATGACGGCGACAAACTTATTATCCCATACACCGATATAGAAGCAAATACAGTAGCAGAAGCTTAATATGTTTTATTATACATATATGATATATATAAACAATCCAGAATCAACCCTTTATGGTAAGGTTTATTATGGACAACATTCAACAAACAACTTGAATGATGGATATATTGGTAGTGGTAAAATAATAAAGAATTATATAAAGAAATATCCTGATGGATATTATAGAAAAATATTACAATTATATTCTTCAGCAGAAGAATTAGATAAAGCTGAATATGAACTAATTAAACCACATTTAGGAAAAGATTATTGTTTGAATCTTTGTGATGGAGGTGGTGTATTTACTATAAACGGACACGGAAGAAATAAAGGTAAACATCTTCCGGAAGAAACAAAACAAAAACAAAGTGTAACAAGAAAACAAAAATGTCAATCTGGTGAAATAGTTGTTTGGAATAAAAATAAAAGTGGTTTACAACATGCTTCTGAAGAAACTAAGAAAAAATTAAGTGAAGCAAATAAAGGAGAAAAGAATGGAATGTATGGTAGATGTCATTCAGAAGAGACCAAAAAGAAAATAAGTGAAGTACAAAAAAATAGAGAACATGGACCTATATCTGAAGAACATAAAATGGCATTAATAAATTCACATTTAGGGAAACATCTTTCAGAAGAAACAAAACAAAAAATGAGTGCTTCACTTAAAGGTAGAAAAGCTTGGAATAAAGGAATAAAAGGAGTAATAAAAAATGGTCCACATTCTGAAGAAACAAAACAAAAAATGTCAGAAGCTAGAAAAAAATATTGGGAAAATAAACGTAATGGACAAAACACAATTAGAAATACGTAACATATCAGGCAATATAACACGTTCAGATGAAAGTCGTTATGTTGAAGGTTATGCACTTATATTTAATTCACGTTCAGAAGATTTAGGATTCTATGAAACAATAGATAGAGAAGCTATTTCACAAGATTTAATTGAAACCTGTGATATATTTGCTTTACTAAATCATAATGATGATAAAGTACTTGCACGTTCAAATAAAGGACATGGTTCTTTAACATTAGAAGTTGATGAAGTTGGACTTCGTTATTCATTTGATGCACCTAAAACAGCATTAGGTGATGAATTACTTGAATATTTAAGTAGAGGTGAAATAACAGGTTCAAGTTTTGCATTTTGTATTGATTGGAATGACCCGGATGCACAATCATGGGAAAAGAAAAATGGTATTAAATATCGTACAATACACAAAATTGCTTCACTTCATGATGTAAGTCCAGTATTCACACCTGCTTATAGTGCAACATCAGTTTCTAAACGTGCATTAGACAAGTGTGAAGAACTTGATGAATTAGAAAAGAAATCAAGGGAAGATCTTATTAATAAATTAGATACTATAATGCAAGATGTAGACAACTCTTGCAATAAATATATCATAAAATAAATGCAATGAAAATAATCGAGATTAAGGAAAGAATCACTGAAAAAAGAAATCGCATTGCAGAGATTGTCGAACTTGCGAAAACTGAAATCCGTGATTTATCAGAAGATGAACAAAAGGAAATCGATGAATTAAAAGAAGACATCGAAGCTGAAAAAGAAGAAATCAAGGAACTCCAAGATGAATTAGATAAACAAGTTCCTACAGATGAAGAAACTAAAGCTTGTGATGATGAAAAAGAAGAAAACAAGCGCAACTTAAATAAATATATTTCTAGAAATAAAAAAATGAAAAAGGACATTTCTCTTGTAAAAGAAATTAGAAACGCAATTGACGAAAACAAAAAGTCAGTTATAGTAGCTGCTGAAACTCGTGCAGCACAAGTTACAGGTGATAGCGGTGTACATGATGAAGTTATTGAAACTGAAATCACTGGTATTTTAGAACCTTTATATGCTAATTCAGTATTAGCTAAATTAGGTGCAAGATGGTTTACTGGACTCCCACATGGTGATGTTCAAATTCCTATCATGGGTAAACAAACCGTAAAATGGGAAGGTGAAACTGATGCAGCTGATTCTACTCAACCTACATTCACAACAGTTAAGTTGACTCCAAAACGTTTATCTGCTTATGTAGACATATCCAAACAACTTATCTACCAAGATACTATTGGTGTTGAAGCTGCTATACGTAGAGACCTTATTAATGCATTGAATGACAAATTAGAAGCTACATTGTTTGGCAATGCAGCTGGTTCTACAGAACAACCTGCAGGCTTATTCTATAATGCAGTTGAAACTAACGTTGATGACTTCGCAGGTCTTTGTGCATTTGAAGCTGCTGTTGAAAATCAAAACGTTTATGGCAATATGAAATATGTTATGAATCCATCTGCTAAAGCAGTATTCCGTTCAATGATTAAAGGACAAACAGCACCAGCAGGATTTGTCTATGAAGCTGGCGAAATGGATGGTGTAGAAACTTACGTTACTACAAACGTTGCTTCTAAGAAATTCATCTATGGTGATTTCTCTAACTTAGTAGTTGGTTCATGGGGCGATGTTGAAATTACAGTCGATCCATATACACAAGCAGTCAATGGTTGTGTAAGATTAGTAATCAATGCTTACTTTGACTTCAAACCAGCACGTACTGTAGCATTCAATTTTGGAAACGTTGATTGATTTTCTTCATTATTAGTTAATTTATATATATTTTTCTGGTAGTGGACAACTGGTCCACTACCTTTCTAAAAACATTAAGACAAAACACAATGAAAGGATATATATCAGAAAGTGGAAAATGTTACGTATTTCCACAAACAGCAGCAGAAATCCCAGCAGTAGAAGCAACATCATTTTATGTACAAGAAGAAAACTTTGTAGAATGGGTAGCTGAAAATGAATCCATTGCTGATAAACTTGTCAAATACAATTACAATGTTATGACTGTTCAACCTAAAGAATGGGCAAATCATGAAAATGATGATTTAGATAGTGAAATATTATATTCTATTACCTTGACTGGTGATGATTATACTCATTTCACATTATCTAGTGCTACAGCAAAATCTCAATCAACTGTAACAATAACACCTGAAGGAGTAGAATATTATTATCCAACTTATGATATGACTGCATCTGCTGGACAAATATCTTGGGATAGTTATTATACTCGTTGGAATTTGACAATGCCAGCAGAAGATGTTACTATTACTGTAGCAAAGGCAGAACCAGTTAGTCCAGAATTAGCATGGAGTGCAGACAGTGCAACAGTGACAATTGGTGCAGATGACAACGTATTCCCAACTTTAACTAATCCAAATTCAGTTACAGTAACTTATACATCAAGTGATACAGAAGCTGCAACAATTGGTGAAAATTCAGGTGAAATTACATTAGTAGCTGCTGGTTCTACGACAATTAGTGCAATATTTGCTGGTAATGAAACATATGAAGCACAGACAGTGACATATACATTAACAGTTCAAGAATATGTACAAGAATATGATTATACTATGTACGCAACAGATGACCCATCGGATACAACAACTATAGATACAGGTACATTTACAAGCGATCAAAGTGTAGATAGAACGCAAGATATAGATGGTACAGATGTTGACTTTGTGAAATGCAAAATTACCTCTTCATCCGCGTCTCCTCAATTAGTAGGAGAATTTAGATGGATAAAAGCGGAAGATATGGGGAACGTCATGACATCAACAAGATGTCAACTTTATATAGACAACAATGATACATTAGAAGCAGCACAAGGATATGTTACGATTGATATTCATATTCCAGAATGACTCGCAAGACCTCTATCTGAAATACATGTAGAATTAGACTAAGATGTTAGACATATATGAAAATAAGAAATGGAATGAATTAGGAGCAGCGACTAAGGTGAAGTTGTCAATAGCAGCCGCCTTGGTCATAGCTTCTATCATACTGGGATTTATTTCCTTCTATATATTGCTTGAGATCCCTACATCTATTATAGGATTAGATGGACTTTGGCTTTCTACGGCACTAGCAGTTTTAGGAATTACATCTTATTTTCATAATGAGATGGTACAATTCCAATCAGAAGTAAAGACCAGATTAAAAAAATTAGATAAAGAAGAACAAAATGAACTACTTGACACTTGAAACAATAAAGCAACAATTGCGTATTGATAGCAGCTTTGCAAATGATGATTCATTATTAGAAGCATTAGGCAACAGTGCAGAAGATTTCCTTCAAGCACATCTTAATAATGCCCTTGATGATATAGCTGCCGATAATTCTGGTTCACTTCCTGATGCATTGATGCAAGCACTTAAGATTATGGTGGATTATTTATATGATGAGTCTGGTTCTGGTGAAAGTAGAGATGTGCCACAAGCATTTTGGATTCTATCAAAACCTTATCAAAATTATACTATAGCATAGCATGAAGTCATCTGATTTGAAATATAAGATAAACATATATGAACAAGTAGTAGCTGACTCTAATGATTTTGGTCGTACTGATATTTCCTATAAATTGAAATGTCAGACAAGAGCAAGAGTAAACTATTTATCTGGTGACCGTACAATGGACAATGATGAGATATTCTATTCTGTCAATCGTACATTCATAGTTAGATCATATATCAATGTTAAGTATACAGATGTAATTGAATATGACAATGATTTCTGGCAAATTACATCTATAGATAAGATACACTCATATAATGATATAGTAATAAACACAATCAGATTGAATGATGGTGTAAGAATCAAACCAGAACCACCTACTCCAACTGGTGCACAAGCAATAAATACACAAGCAATCAATGGAATACAACATTAATCTTTCAAGTAATAATGCAGCATCCTTACTTAACGGCGCTTGGAATAAAATAGATACATTTAATGATGCTGTTGAATATTTACCTGAAATCCAGAAGAAGGCATTAGATACTGCTGCATTCATTATCAAAAGATCTGTTAAAGAGACATTTGTACAGAAGATGCCAGCAGCAGGAAGACCATTCAAAGTGCCTGCTACATCAAAGGGTGGATATAAGATTACACGACCTGATCCATTAGAAGAAGCAGTATTGCAAAAGTCAGCAGAGAATGGTCATGCTAAGGTGTTTATTGGTGGTAGAGAACCCAATTCACCATTGTTTATTTCTAGAATGTACAATAGGGATTCTAAAGACAGATATGTTAGAACATATAAAGGTCAAAGATTGAATAAAAGAAGATTTGTTGGACATATCACAGGAAAAGACTATTGGGATCCAGGTATAGCAGGTGGAGAACAAGAAGCAATACAAGTAGTAAACAAAATCTATTATAATTATACAAAAAGAATGTTAGAAGGAAATGGCAATTGATAAATCAATACTTATATGGGAATATTTACGTCCAGTACTTGAAGCAAGTTCTGATTTGACTTCGTATGTCAATAAAGACAACATATTCCAGCTTGCAGCATTAGAAGGAACACCATATCCATTTGTAATATTAAGACGAGATTCAGTTATACCGCAATATAGTAAACATTTGCCTGGTTTAACTGGTGTGATAAATACAATTTCATTATCAGTTTCTGTTTGGTCAGACAACTATAATGAATCAATATATATAGCAAATATAGTTCGTAGTTTACTTGAAAACTACAGTTATGAAAATGACGATATAAAAATCTATCATATTGAATTGTCATCAGTAAATGAATATTTTAATAATAATGCATTTGAACAGAGATTAACATTCAATGTGACAGTAGAATAGACAAAAATAGATTTATAAAAATATATGGCAGATACATATTTAAGACAAAATAGCCAATTAATCAAGGGTGATGAACTTTGGTTATTTATTGGTACATCTGAAGGTCAAGAACTTCCTACATGTTTTGCTACACAGCACTCTCTAAATCGTTCACTTTCAACAACTTCGGTATCATCTAAGGACCATGGCAATACATCTTATGTTATACCAGGTGAAGGTAGTTGGACATGTTCAACTGAAGCACTTATGTCAATGAGTACTGAAGATACTGGTGCCAAAGCCTTTGTAGATATAATGGATGCATATGATCAAGGTGATTTGGTTTATGTTAAGTTTGGTAAATTATCAAATTACACACAAGCTGGTATAGTAGATGTAGCAGGCGCAACGGAATGGCAACTTGCAACCCCTTATTGGACTGGTAAAGGTTATATCACTTCATTACAGGCAAGTGGTGGTCATGGCGATAGTGCAACATTTAGTATTGAAATTACAGGTATTGGTCCTTTAGCTAAGACATCTACTCCACCAACACCAACAACCGGATATACTGTTACAATTGATAATACCCCAGCACTTGAAGGTATAATCATTTCAGATCATCAAACAGCAGAAGAAGGTGATATAGTTACATTGAGCATTTACAATGATGAGGTTGATTACGTTAGGGTAGTGGTTAGTTCTTCTGATGTAGAAATTACAGATGAAGGTGGTGAATGGATATTTACAATGCCAGACCACAATGTTACAATTACAGCTGGATTAAAATATAATGTTAGTTTAGGTGGTAATGATGAAAACTTCACTTTAGGAAATAGTACTCGTTCTCAATGGTTATTACCTGGACAAACTGTAGAAGTTCACACTAACGATACTTCATTTGGTTCAACCTATCTGATGGACACAAATGATGGTACAACATTTACATGGGTTGGTGGTTCTTATAATTACTTTGGAGCAGACATGCCTGATTATTACAATAGTTCTTATAGTTATATGATAGTAACCCCAACCCAAAGACAACAAGGTAATTAAAAAAATAAAAATATACTAGTATAAAAAATGGCAGATACATATTTAAGACAAAACAGCCAATTAGTTAAAGGTGATGAACTTTGGTTATTCCTTGGTGTAAGAGATGCAGAACATCCTGATACTCCTGCAACAACAAAGCCAACTTGCTTTGCTACTCAACACTCTTTAAATCGTTCATTATCAACAACTAATGTAAGTTCAAAGGACCATGGCAATACATCTTATGTTATACCAGGTGAAGGTAGTTGGACATGTTCAACTGAAGCACTTATGTCTATGAATACTGATGATACTAATGCGCATGCATTTGAAGACATAATGGATGCTTATGATAAGGGTCTTTTAGTTGATGTTACATTTGGTAAATTATCAAACTATACAGCAGCTGGTATAGTAGATGTAGCAAATGCAACAGAATGGGCACTTGATACACCTTACTGGACAGGTAAAGGTTATATCACTTCATTACAAGCAAGTGGTGGTCATGGTGATAGTGCTACATTTAGTATTGAAATTACTGGTATTGGTCCTTTAGCTAAGACAGATTCAAATTCATAGTCTATTACTATGAATTGTTTTTCTTTCTTTCATAATTTTAAAATTAATTAAGTGGTGGTAGGTGGGGTGTCCTCGCCTGCCACTTTTTTTAACACAAATATAATTCACTTTAGTGTGAATGAAATGAACACAAATAATGAACATCTTTATGGATGTTTCATACATAAATATATATACAAATAAAAATATGGCAAATTACACTAGACCAATCCTTCCATACGGAAATGATTTTACCTTGTCGGTAGAAATGCAGATTTGTGACCAACAAGGACATTACATTGCCCTCGATTTAACACAGGTGCAGGATTTGTCAGTTCACTTGATTTGTTCAAAACATAATACTGATATAGAATTAGATTATACTATTGATCAGGAACATCTAAATGTCTTATCATGTCAAGTTGACTACAGATTGCTACATCCGAATGCAAGTTATGGTGTTTATGTAGAAGGTGATTTGAATGATAAGCATATTAGATGGGAAATGGCTGCTAGAGAAGGTATACTTATAGTAAGTAATACATCTGGTATGGTTATTCCTGA